GATAGCCTTCAGACCTAGTGCTGCTCCTACATTCGATTTATCTAAAACAGCTTAATTAAATTAGCATAACTTAACGAACCTCAGAAAATCTGGGGTTTTTTTATGTTTTATATTAGAATAATATAAATATTATATTGTTTTTATTCATGGCAAGTAATTTATCTGCATTGGACAGACTAAAAAAAGCTGCAAATCTTGAACCAGTAAAAAAAGAAGTTACATTATCTGATGGTTCTGTTTTTGAAATGTATGTAACACCACTAACAATGGCGGAAAGAGAAAGAGCACAAAGACAAGCTAAAAGTGATGATGCCAATGCTTTTGCTTTACAATTACTGCTTACTAAAGCACAAGATGAAAATGGAATCAGATTATTTAAATCTGGTGAGATAGATATCTTAAAAAATGAAGTAAAAGATAAAGACTTACAAGCTCTTATGCTTTCAGTTATTAGTGAAGAAGAGGATTTGCCTGACCCAAAGAATTAGCTGCCCAACTGAAAAAAGATAATCTTATGATGTTGCAGTTTGGTGTTGCAAAAGAATTAGGTAAAAGTTTATATGAAATTAAGACTATGACAATGGAAGAACTTATAGGCTGGAGTGCTTATTTTTTGATAATTAATGAAGAACAAGAAAAAGCATTTGAAAAGGCAAAAAGAAGGAGATAAGTTAGAATAAAGTAAGTTTATAAATTTTAATGGCTAGTTACTCTGCTGTTATTGATCTGCGTGTAAATGGCGAGAAAAAGATAGATAGCGTTGTAGCTAAAGTTAATAGAATTAATGGTTTAATAAGAGGTTTAAAACCAGTACCAGACATCTTTCAAAAACAAAGAGGTGGTACTGAAGCATTTAGAAATCAAATTAATGCCTTAAAACAAACTTTAAGTGAAACATTAGCAACATTTGGACAAACTGGTAAGGTTACAGGTTTTTCAAAAACTATTGGAGGTTTAAACTCTCAATTAGCAACATTTCGGAGTGTAGCTAATAGTGCAAAAGCTGGTAGTCAGCAATTTACACAGGCATTAACCGCAGGAGAAAATGCTTCTCGTCAATTATTAAAAGCAGAATTAGAACGTCTTAAATCATTACAAAATTTATATCAAACAAACGCAAAATTAGTTAAAGGATCTAGTGCAGGAATTGGTAAACAATTAACAGAGGTTTTGAAAATTGGAAATACAATTCCAAAAACTACTGCTGCTCTTAATAACTATAAAATGGAACTTGAAAGAATAATAAGTCTTGTCGAGATAGGTAGTAAAGAATATAAAGAATTAGAAGTAGCAATAGCCAATGTTAATAAGCAATTAGATAGAACAAAACCAGTAAAAACTCAAACTGATAAAAAATTACAAGTTGAAAAAAAAGTTACAGACGAGATGTCAAAACAGAAACAGCTTGAAATGGATTTATTTAAACAGCGTAGAAAAAATATAAGAGATAGAGAAAGAACTGCTAAACAACAAAGACAAGGCAGATTATTAGGTGCTGGTTTTCCTCTGTTATTTGGTGGTGGTATAGGTTCTATTGGTGGATCGTTAGCTGGTAGTTTTCTTGCCAAGCCTGGTGAAGAATTTGGAGCACAAATTTTTGGAAGTGCGGTTGGACAACAAATTGAAACTTTAATAAAAAGGGCAAACGCATTAGGAGATGCAGTAGATCAAATAAGTTTTGAAAAACTTGAAGAACAAAGCATTATTATTAGTGGAGAACTAAGGGCACAAGTTGAACTTCTTAAAGAATTAGGACAAGCAGATAGAGCAAGAGCAATTTTAGCTGATCAGGTATTTAAAAGAACTGGTGCTAATGCTGATGTTCAAAGAGATATTAATAGACAGGTGCAACTTCTTAATGCAGGATTTAGTGAGCTTGTTAATAGTGCTGGTACAACTTTAGCAATTATTGGTGGCCCATTATTAACAGCAGTAGGGGCTTTATCTGCTGGAGTTTCTCTATTCTTTAGAGGTTTTAATACTCTGGCTACTGGAATAAGAAATTTAATTCCAGATTTACCTGTTGTTGATAAGTTTTTTGAAAAATTGAATAAAAGAATACAACAAGCAATAGGTAATACCAAAAAATTAAGAAAAGAACTTCAAACAGTAGGAGATATTCAGTTTACAAAGTTTAGTATTGAAATGGAAAAATCATTTGGAAAGGCAGCACAGACATTTGATGCACAGAGAGAGAATTTAAAATTACAAAAAGACATAATACGTCTTCAAAACAAAGAGGCAAAAACTGAAGCATTAAAAGGTATATCAGATGAAGGTGCTCGTGCTGATATTGAAAAGAATTTTCGTGATAAATTAAATTTTGATATATTTAATATAAATAAAGAAATTACATTACTTGATGAAAAAGAGGCATCAATAAATTCTAAGTTAGAAAGACGTTTAAATTTACAAACTGCTTTAAATGGAATAAATAAAAAAATTGTTGGTGCAAATCGAGCAGAAGATGAACAACTTGCAGCTAGATTAGAATTTGAGAAAACAAAACTTGGTATTCAGTTCCAGCTAGGTGAAGATTTAAGAAATGCAAAGTCTACAGAAGAAGAAATGTTGTTGGTTAAAACAGCAATACAAGATATAGATGCTGCAAGAATAATTCTTGGAGAAAAATTATTTAATATTTCAGAAAAAATGAAAACTAATTTTGAATTAGTAGGAGAAACTATTGCTTCTGGTGTTACTGATAATATAAGTGCTGCAATATTACAAACAAAAACTTTAGGTGAAGCTGCTAAAAACATATTAAATGATTTGGCTAATACATTAGTAAAACTTGGTGTAAACACTATTTTAGGAAGTATTGCCCCTGGAATTTTTGGTGGCCTACCCATGTTGAAGTTTGCTAGAGGTGGCCGACCTCCAACTGGTAAAGCATCTCTTGTAGGGGAAAAAGGCCCAGAATTGTTTGTACCAAAAAGAACTGGTACTGTTATTCCTAATGATAAATTAGGTGGCAGTACGAATATAAGTGTAAATGTAGATGCTTCTGGATCTTCTGTTCAAGGTGATGCACAGCAAAGTAAAGAACTTGGCAGAGCTATCTCAGCAGCGATACAATCAGAATTATTAAAACAAAGAAGACCAGGAGGTTTATTAAGATAATGGCTACTTTTCCTAGTTATAACCCTGTTTTTTCTGCAAATAAAACTGATATTACCAATACCAGAACAGTTCAGTTTGGTGACGGGTATCAGCAAAGATTTACTTTCGGCATAAATCAAAAAGCAAAACAATGGACTTTGACATTTAATGTTGATAATGAAGATGCAACTGAGATTGAAACATTTTTAGAAGCAAGAAAAGTTGATGGAGCATCTTTTGATTGGTCGCCTCCAGATTCATCTACTACATTTAAGTGGGTATGTCCTTCTTTTACTAAGGAAGTATTTAGTTTTGATAGAAATAGAATAAACGCAACATTTACACAAGTATTTGAACCCTAATGGCAAATCCTATATCTGAAACCCAAGCAATAAATCCTGGGTCACTTATAGAATTGTTTGAATTAACAACAGATGCAGCTTTGCATGGATCTGCTACTACATATAGATTTCATGCTGGTACAAATGAAATAAATAACGGAAATATTATTTGGGATGGTAATACTTATATTGCAATACCAATGGAAGCTGAAGGTTTTAAATATGCAAATGGTCAGCTACCTCGACCTACATTAACGATCAGTAATGTTACTAATGTGATCACTGCGATCTTGCTAAACGTGAACCAAGTTACTCCTGGAAATGATCTTACTGGTGCGATAGTAAAGAGAAGAACAACTTTAGCTAGGTTTCTAGATGCTGCAAATTTTGCTCCTGTAGCTACAACAACTACTACGACTCAAACTGTAGCTGACCCTTCTGACGCTGAAACTGTAACCTATACTGTCACAGTAGTCCAAGACTCTGGAGGTAATAATGTTTTTGCATTGAACGGGGTTCAAAAACCAGTTATAACAATGAAACGTGGATCAACTTATATTTTTAATCAAGAAGATTCAAGCAATACAAATCATCCTTTAGCTTTTAAATCGGATAGTGGTGGTTCTTATACAACTGGAGTAACAAACACGGGAACTTATCCTGGGCAGAGTGGTTATATAACGACTTTTCAACCTCCATATCCAGGTGCACCAAGCGATTTGAGATATTATTGCACAAGTCATGGAAATAATATGGGTAATACAATAACAATGAATAATCCAAATACGATCCAACAAACGACATCTTCAACTACCACAAGTCAATCAAATCCCTATGGAACACCAGATCCTACAGCAGAATATCCACAGGAAATTTATAAAATAGATAGAAAATCAGCAGAAAATAGAGCAGTAGTTCAATTTGAATTAGCTGCTTCATTTGATTTAGCAAACATAAGAATCCCATTAAGAGTTTGCACAAAAGAATTATTTCCTTCTATCGGTACGTTTATGCCATGAATGATTGGAAAGAAGCTGCTCTTAGTCATGCAAAAGTTGAAGATCCTAAAGAATGTTGTGGTTTATTGTTAAATATCAAAGGAAAAGAAAGATATTATCCTTGTCGTAATTTATCTATGACTAAATATCAATGTTTTATTATTGATCCAGAAGATTATGTAAGAGCAGATAATACAGGCGAGATAACTGCTATTGTTCATAGCCATCCGATCACACCTCCAACTCCTAGCCAAGCAGATTTAGTTAGTTGTGAAAGATCGAATCTACCTTGGTATATTGTTAACCCTAAGACAGAACAATGGGGATATTGCGAACCAAAAGGATATAAAGCTCCGATTATCGGAAGAGAATGGGTTTGGGGTATAACTGATTGCTGGTCATTAGTAAGAGATTGGTATAAAGAAGAGAGAAATATTGAACTAAAAGATTGGAAACGACCTTCAACACCAGAAGAATTTATTAAAGATCCTATGTTTGAAAGATGTGCTGAAGCTACTGGTTTTAGAGAATTAGAACCTAGTGAGAAACTTGAGAATGGTGATCTATTATTTATGTCTATGTTAGATGCTGGTTTAAATCATGTGGCTATTTTTGTAGATGGAGATGTTTTACATCATTTAACAGGTAGACTTAGTTGTAAAGAACCATACTCACCTTGGTTACTAAAATGTACAGGAAAGAGGTTGCGTTATGTTGCGTAAATTAAAATTATACGGAGAGTTGGCTAAGTTTATTGGTCATAAAGAATTTGAAATTAAAGTGCATAGCTTACCTCAAGCTATTAGTTTTTTAGTGAATAATTTTCCAGAAGTTGAAGCCTATATGAACCCCAAACATTATCAAGTAAAAATTGGTAATTATGAAATTAATGAAGATGAACTAAATTTTCCTATAGGTCAACAAGATATTCATATCATCCCTGTTATATCAGGAGCAGGAGATGGTTTTGGTCGGTTTTTATTAGGTGCTGCTTTAATCGGTGCGTCATTTTTCTTCCCAGGAGCAGGATTATTTGGAACTACTGGATTATTTGGTGCTGGTACTGCTGGTGTTGTTGGTGTTTCCTCAACAGGTGTATTACTTGGAACAGCTATTGGTACAGGACTAAGTGCGATTGGTGCTGGTTTAGTGCTTCAAGGTGTTGGTGAAATGTTATACCCAACTCAAAATCCTGAGTTTGAAGATAATCCACAAATATCATTTAACTTTGGTGGTACGCAAAATACAGCAAGGGCTGGTACTCCAGTTCCTATTGTTTATGGAGAGATATTTACAGGTTCAGTTGTTATAAGTGGTGATGTAGATACAGAAGCGGTACAGGTATGATTGAAGATAACAAGTTTATTGCTGGATCTGGCGGTGGTGGTGGTAAAGGCGGTGGCGGTGATCCACCGACTATTGCTGAAGATAATTTACATAGTAAACAGTTTGCTACTTTACTTGATCTTATTTCTGAAGGAGAAATAGAAGGTTTTTCTAGTCCATCCAAAGAAGGCCGAACCAAAGGTACTACTGCATATAAAAATGCTGCAAAGAAAGATATTTTTTTAGACAATACTCCAATTTTAGCTTCTACTGCTGATTCAACTAATCCTCAAAGTGTTGACTTTAATCATCAAAATGTAGATCTTGATATACGTTTTGGTACAAATCCCCAAACTAAAATGGAAAAAGTTTCGGGAAGTTCTTCTGTTTTTAATGTTGGAGTAGAAGTAGCAAATGGTAGTCCAATTACTAGGCAACTTACTAATAATAGTGATTTAGATGCCGTAAAAGTTACTGTTACTGTTCCTCTTTTGCAAGTTGTTGAAGAAGATGGTGATATCACAGGTTCTTCAGTAAGTTTTGATATTCAACTTCAATACAATGGCGGTGGTTTTACTACAGTTCATTCTGACACTATTAGAGGTAGAACCGCAGATGCTTATAATAGAGAATACAGAATTGCTCTTACTGGTGCTCATCCTGTTGATGTTCGTCTTGTAAAAACATCTGAAAACAGTACAGATAGAATACAAAGAGATTTAATTTGGCAATCTTTTTCAGAATTGGAAGATGATTCAAATACATATCCTGATAGTGCCTTTACAAGATTACGTTTAGATTCAGAATTTTTTAGTAGGATTCCTGCTAGAAAATTTAGAGTTAGAGGAGTAAAAGTAAGGATTCCAGGAGCAGGAGCTAACTCATCTGGCACTCCAACTGTAGATCTACAAACAGGAAGAATACAATATCCCACTGGTTATATTTTTAATGGTGTAATGGGTGCTGCTCAATGGACAACGTGCCCTGCGATGATACTTCTTGACTTACTTACAAACACTAGATATGGATTGGGTAATCATATTATTGATAGTAATTTAGATTTATTTTCATTTGTAACTGCCAGTAAATTTTCTAATACTCTTGTCGATGATGGATTTGGTGGACAAGAAGCTAGATTTGCTTGCAATATAAATATTCAGACAAGTGTTGAAGCATTTGATGTTATAAGAACTTTATCAGGAATAATGAGATGTATGCCTATCTGGTCTGAGGGTGCATTACTTCTTACTCAAGATAGTCCAAAAGATCCAAGTTATTTATTTACATTAGCCAATGTTGGGCCAGAAGGTTTCAGTTACACAGGAAGCAGTTTAAAAACTAGAAGCACTGTTGTGGCAGTTTCATATTTTAATATGGAAACTAGAGATTTAGATTTTGAAGAAGTTGAAGCAGAAGCAGCTTATAGAAGTAAATATGGACTTCATGTTAAAAGAGTAAAAGCATTAGGTTGTACAAGTAGAGGCCAAGCTAGAAGGTTTGCAAAAGCTATATTATTTTCTGAACAAAGAGAAACTGAAGCTGTAAACTTTTCTGTTTCAATGGAATCAGGGGTAGTAGTCAGACCTGGAACAATCGTTAGTATTGCTGACCCAGGAAGGTCAGGTGTAAGAAGAGGAGGAAGAATCGCTAGTGCTACAACGACTCAGATAACTGTAGATGATTCGGATGCTACTGATTTGTCAACTGAAAACAATCCTAAATTAAGCGTGATAATGCCAAATGGAACAGTTGAGACTAAAAATGTAACTGGGATATCAGGAAAAATAATTAGTATTGATTCTTCTAGTCCATTTAGTACTACTCCAAATTCTAATACTGTTTGGTTGCTTCAGAATGATACTGTTGCTGCTCAATCATTTAGAGTAATGTCTGTTGAAGAACGAGATGGTGTTAATTACGGAATCTCTGCTTTAGCCTATGTAAATGAAAAATACGCATTTATTGAAGATGGAGAGACAATAACTCCACAACAAATATCAGTTTTAAATCTTCTTAAGCCTCCTCCTACTGGATTATCAGCAGATGAAGTGATTGTTCTAATTAATAATCAGCCTGTATCTAAGTTAATTGTTAGATGGCAGCCTGTAGCTGGTGTTTCAAATTATATGGTGAACTATAGATTTGATGATAATAATATTGTTTCAGCTACAACAAGTAGTCCTGATTTTGAAATATTCAACACAAAAGTCGGGTCTTATGAAGTATCTGTTCGCAGTTTAAATGCTGCATTAGAACCTAGTGCGACAGCTTCAACTGAAACTTTCAATACTATTGGAAAAACTGCTGTTCCTGCTGATGTAACTGGACTTACAGGAGAACCAATAAATAAAACAACTGTAAGATTACGCTGGAATTTAGCAACAGATTTAGATGTAACTCATGGTGGTCGTGTTTATGTAAGACATTCTACAAAAACTGATGGAACGGGAACATTTTCAAATGCTACAGATTTGGTGGAAGCATTGGCTGGTAACACGACTATCGCTGATGTTCCATTACTTGAAGGAGAGTATATTCTTAAATTTCAAGATGATGGCGGTAGATTCAGTAATGGTGAAGCAAGTGTAATTATAGATTTACCAGATACAGTTGATGATAAATTAATTCAAACAAGGAGAGAAGATTTAGACGTTCCAAAATTTCAGGGAACAAAAACGGATGTTGCTTTCGATGCAACAACAAATTCTCTTAACTTAATTGGTGGCGGTCTGTTTGATGATATTGGTGGAAGTATTACAGGAACATTTGATGATGTTGGTTCTATAGATGATCTTGGCGGTATCAAGCCACTTGGTACTTATGAGTTCGGTGGAACAGCAGGAGGAACTGTCTTAGACTTAGGAGATGTATTTACTTTAGATTTAAAACGTCACTTCTTAACTGAAGCATTTTTCCCTTCAAACTTACTTGATTCAAGAAAATTAGCATTTCCTACTACTGGTACTTTTGACGGAGATGTAGCAACTGAAGTTAATGCTGAAATGTTAGTTGCAGTTACTCAAGATAATCCTAATAGTGGATCTCCTACCTACAAGCCATTTCAAACTTTTGCAAACGGAAGATATAAAGGCAGAGGTTTTAAATTCAAAGTTAATTTAACAAGTGACGATCCTGACCAAGATATTCGAGTATTTCAGTTAGGCTATACAGCCTCTATGGAACAAAGAACTGAACAGAGTCCTTCGACTACAGCAAGTGGAGCAGGAGCAAAAGCAGTTACGTTCCAACATCCTTTCTTTGTCGGCACTGCTAATACTGAAGGTGGAGCAAATAGTATATTGCCTTCAGTTGGTATTACTGCACAAAATATGCAATCTGGAGACTTTTTTGAAATATCAAATGTTTCTGGAACGGGCTTTACTGTTCATTTCAAAAACTCATCAAATGCTTCAGTTGATAGAAATTTCACCTATCAAGCTGTCGGATTTGGTAAAGCAAGTTAGAATAGGTTCAATGTTACTTTTTTAAATGGCTAGACCAGGCTCTACTACCAGTGAAACAGGTAATAATTATAATACCGCCAATGGAACGGGTGCTGCGGTTCGTGCAAAGATCAATGAAATATTTACAGCGTTAAGAACATTAAGTGCTGGAAGTAGCGATCCAACAGGAGCAGCGAATATAGCTCAGTATCAGCCTCATATAAATACTTCTACTAACGAATTAAAAATAGCAACGGCAGTTTCAAATGATGCAGCAACTTATGTTGTGTTAGGAAAAATAAACGAAGCAAACTTTGGTCATGTTGTAGCCGCAACTCCTGTGATGACAGGTGATGTAAGCATGAACTCTAATGGATTTTTAAAAATTCCTGTAGGAACTACTGCTCAACAACCTGGTCAATCCAATCAACCACCAGCAGCAGCCGGACAGTTTAGATATAACTCTGATTTAAACCAATTTGAAGGCTATACAAACGCTTGGGGTGCTATCGGAGGAGGCGGTGGGGCTACTGGAGGAGGAAGTGAAGCTATTTTTCACGAGAATGAAAACCAGATGGATCAGGACTATACAATCGGTGATGGAACGTCTAATATAAATGCAGGAGTTTTTGGCCCATTGACCATTAACGCAGTTCTTACAATCCCTGCTGGTTCAGTAGTCTCTATTGTTTAATTATGGCTTTTGTTATAGACGGAACAACAGGAATAGCAACAGTTGACGGAAGCGTTTCCGCACCGAGTCAACGTGGGCAGGACACTAATAGCGGAATATCTTATGCAGCAGATACTATAAAGTTTTCAACTAATGGTGTTGAAAGAATGGCGATTACAAATAGTGGGGTTACTGGAACAGGAATTGGTGCTGGTAAGGTTTTACAAGTTGTTTCTACCACATATCAAGATCAAACTACTTTTAATAGCGAGACTCCAACAATAATTTCTGGAATGACAAGAACAATACAACC